CACTACTGCTGTATTTATATTATCTATAAAACCCTGCATATAATCTGATATTTTTACAGCATAACTCTTTTCCGTAGCAAGAGGATAAGACACATAGGTACGTTTCCTGTTACTAGTTCTTTTTCTTTTCAAAGAAGACATCAGAGACCGCTGAGTCTTTATAAAATCCTTTGCCTGAATATTATTCATTTACCGGATTATCCCCACTATTAATCTCACTAGACGATTCACCTATATCATCAGGCATTTCATCCTCATAACCCAGCTCTCTGGCAACAGCTTCCGGATCACGTAAATTATTATTTATAAGAGTTATCTGTGTATTAACCACAGTCTGCCGGGTTGTAGCCTCATCCTTTTCTATTTGAGTTTTTTCTGTTTCTGTAAGCTGATACAAAGAATTAAATGTCACATTAAGATTTGAAAAATCCAACCCTTTCCAGATACATATAAGCTGAAAGCACCGCATCAATTGAACATATAACCTGTTTCTCTGCTGCGCTTCAATAATATCATAATAATTCCGTATATCAGCTTCTCCTGTAGCATTAAGTCCGGCCGGAGAACGCCCATATAAACGGGTAACAGGAATACCTGTAGATCCGGACAACTGAAGCATAAACCTATCNATGAGTTCGGGAAGCCCTGATACTGTAGTAAAATTCTTTGTATATGTTTCTCCCTCATCCAATATAGCAGCATTTATGGCAGATTTTGCCATATTAATAGCTTCAAATCTCTTTGTAAGAGCTGTTTTTGCCTTACCATCAGCATCCTGGGCCAATAATTGCGAAAGCCCCTTAAGTGTATATACACCGGATACAAAATCATACAGAATATTAACTGTATTCTGAGTAATACCCCCCAAATCACGTAAAGATTCATTTACAGTCTGTAAAGCAGGCATACCCCAATACTGCTGTTCTGTAGTTATCATCTTATACTGTCCGGATGGATAAGGATCATTGTGGAATTCTATAAGCCGTGTATAATGAATATCCATATTAACATATGTGTCATATACATTATATCTTATACGAAACACATTAACTTTTCCAAAACGAGGAGACAATGGATTTTTTTCCCACTGAGAAGCAGAAAGATCAACACAAGTAGAATCTACAGGACGAAAATAATTTATACTTTTAATAGCTTTTTCATTCAACGGCTGATCCATAGTCCTTCCGTCATCAGCACCAACAATAAGCAGAGAACCCCCGTATAATCTCTGCCATCTTAAAGCAGTATTTATATTTTCTTCCAATGCAAGGCTTCTCACTGCATCTTCTACTACAAACCTGCTGTCTTTATCACCAATATATACCCATTCACGGGTCATATCATCAGCAATAATATTGACGATACGGGTAGCCAGACCTCCACCCATATACATATCAGTAAGAGTACCATCATCAAGAATATCAGAATAAGAATATTTTGTTTTAATTGAACGATCAGCCAACTGACCAAGACCAGTAAGGGAATTTTCCCAATTATCAGAATGTATTTGATTATCAGCAGAAACAACAGATATTTTTTCTGGGGAATTAATTTTATTATGTATCTTTCTTGGTCTACCACGACCTCGTTTTTGTTCTATCATGATTACCTCTAGTGTATACAAAAGTATACTACTACTATAGGTTTGTCAAGTAGTGAAGACATCGTTATTGATACAAAGCCATCCAATTATTCAAAGAAAAATTGCCCCTTAATAACCCAGAAGCCAGAGAATCAGGGCAGTCATCATGATTTTTCGTCTGTTCATTCCAATCAGTTATTTCACACAGATAATCTGAATCAGTTTCTTTAGCAAATATAATATTTGACCAGTTATCATATAAGACAGAAGATATCTTATTCTGTTTCTGCATAGTTTCATGATAACTTTCTATCCATATCCCATATTGTTTAGCTACAGGATTATTCAATATGCTGTCACCGGTATATCCTTTATCAGAATTGTCCTCAAGATAAAGTGTCTTAGCTCCATACAACTGCATGGTACGGCATATAAAATCCAACTGATCTTTAACATGACCCGAACGTTTAAATCCTACAGCACCTATCTTATTCCCCGGCAATTGACATAATATGGTTATACCGTTATTATCTGCGCCACCATAAGAAGCATCTACATGACAAATAGTATGAGCAGCATGCTTATAATCCCATTCACCCATACGGGGTTCCTTAAACAGACAATCTGAACCGGAATCATATCTCAATTCGTAATTACAGGCAAACAAAGCGGGCGTCTGTTTTTTCCGGGCATCTTCTATAGCTGAAACAGGAATAAACGGTAGTTTCTGCCATGGATAGATATTATCAGATGTAAGAACGCCTTCCTTTTCAAGAACATCAAAAGCATCATCCCGTGCCCATTTAGTACCTATAACAGCAGTATGTCCGGTCTTCTTCACAACATTGCTGCGAATTTCCCCCATCATAAGTTTAGTATATTCACGGGACGACTGATATAAACGATCATTAATATCCACAATATCATCACACACACAAAAATCATAATGACGTCCTGTTACTTTTGAATCCAACCCCAGGGCTTCTATTGTACATTCCGGAGTAGAAGATTCCCTCACAGAAAGATTTAACTTTCCTTCTTTTCTTATCTTAAATTTCCAGTCACAATTTGAAGGAATATCATTATTTCTATCAGCAAAAAAAGCAAACCGGATTAATTCATGTATAACAGGCATATCAGATATCTCAGAAATAGATTTGACTACTTCTGCAGCTGCCGTATATGTTTTTCTAGTTATAGCCATTGTCTCTTCAGGATATTTAATTATATGATATATTCCACCTATAATATCTACAGCAGAAGTTTTATATGAACTACGGCAGGCCATCATGGAAAAATCTTTAGTGCTGTCATGAGCATTGTGTATCCAGTCTGAATGTATAAAAGTAAGGTCATTCATTCCAGCCAAATGACCTATAAGATGAGGATACTTCATTAATATTTTAAAATCTTCCCAAGTATATATTGACTTCATGTATACAAAAGTATACATTGTAAACAATTTTGTCAATATATACAGACAAAACTCACATCAATAAATCAGACAATTTCCTGCCAAACATACCCTGTTTACTCATATCAGCGTCAAAAGCAGAAGAAATCATTGTATATCTCTGTTGTAATATTTTTATACGTTCTTCTTCCATACTTCCATCACCAACAATATAATAATAACATAACTTTTTCTGCTGTAAGTGAGGCATCCATATTCGTTCTGATGCCTGTATTACAGAACCCGAATTAGCAGATCCAAATTCTACAAACAACACACTATCAGATGCAGCAAGGGAAATACTTTCTTTTACCGCAGAAATCTGCCCTATAAATATTTTAATTCGATCATCAGTATTAAAAGATTCTATACACTGTTTTCTTTTGACTGCAGTAACAGTACCATTAACCATCACAGCCTTTTTACTAAAATGCTTTATCAGATCATCTGCTACTACCTGATACCAACAATATATAACCAATTTATCATTATTAATCAAAAAAGAATCCACCCAATCAAATATATATTTCCGTTTAGCCGTATAAGATAAGGAAGAAAACATAGACATGCGATAATTTAACTGTTCTTCTGATAAATGTTGTTTTTCTGCATCATGCCTCAAAGCAGTCAATTCTTCAGCATACAAATTCAAATCTATAGGAACATGAATAAACTGATGCATCTCATCAGGAAGCTCCATGGCAACATCCTGTTTACTTCTGTAAAAAATAACCGGAGCAGTAAGTTTTCTGAATTCATCTTTATTAGAAAATCCCTTATACTCTATGCAACCACCATAACCAACAGTGGGATCACAAAAATGTTGCAAAAACCACCATTTATTAGAACATTTTTTTATGAATATCCCCAACTGTGGCTGCAATTGAGCAATAGCAGTAGTAGCCGGAGTACCCGATAACAGTACTCTATGAGGAATAACTTCAGAAAGTTCCAAAAAAGCAGATGTAGTCTTGACTGGTTCTGTATGTCCTTTTTCATCACCATCATTTTTCTTATAAACAGAGGAATTTCCAACTCTATGGGATTCATCTACAATAAAATAACAAAATTTCATTTTCAGTAGATAATCTTTCCAGGCATACAGAATATCAAAATTTATAATAACAAAATCAGATTTACAATAATCATACGGAGTCATAGTGTATAAAATAGTAGCCTGTTTACAAAACCATTTCATAATATCATCACGCCACACAGTTTTGCCAACTTCAGGACAGACTATCAACACAGGAAGCATTTCCGAATGAAGCAAAGTACCCACCAAAGAAACTATGGTTTTTCCAAGACGGGGGGCAAGAGCTATAAGACAATTCCACTTAGAAGCTTCAGCAAATTTAACTGCTTTTATTTGATAGTCACGTAAAGTATATGGTAATTGTGACAAAACATCCATATCTATATCTGCCTGCGGTTCAGGATACTTAATACATATATTTGTTTCACAAGAAACAGGAAAACCTAATTTATGCAGTATTTTTCTGTTTTCAATAGTATCAGAAACACACCATTCTTTGGTAGTAGCATTGTAGAATCTTCCGGGAATAGTTTTTATCTCAGATAATATTTTCATGAACGCCGTTTTTTCAAGAGAAAAAGACAATTTTATAATACCATTTTTTATTTCAGCTTTTTTCATATATAGTCCCTAAAACTCGTTTTCTAAAATAATATGTTTTAATTTAGCAGCCTCTTCAAAAGAGGTATC